GGCATAGATATCCCAAAATAAGTAAATCTATTTACTAACCATACAACTCGTTTGAACTCGTTGTATGAGAAGAAGGTGTAGCAGAATAGCGGAACCTTCTTCGAGGTTCCTTAAATTATTTATTCCTATACCCTAGAAGACCCTGTTCAAAGGGTGGCAAGCGACACTTTTTTCAATATATCTTTAGAATGTGACGTAACTCACATGATATTAAGGCTATTTGAGCGTGAGTCTTTCTTAGGAAAAATATTTGGGGGGATAGTTATATATATAGTATAGTACTAGTTAAAACCCCTAGGTCATACTCAGGAAGTTCCCAGATAGGAAGTCTTTACATCCTCTACGACCTAATTATTGGCTATGTTTTGCAACCAGACTGACACGCTTTAGGAGGAGGTTAGTTGTTTTGTTATACATAAATGTAATACATACATGATTAGAACAGATGTTCGAATAGTCTAAGTTACTTTACTATCAACCCAAGTAACATAGCATCCAAAGCGCAGTAGTCTTATGCCCCCCTAGGGTATGCACACTTGCCCCGATATGGCATAACTCATTGAACATCCAACCACCTAACCAACCAACTGAAAGAATAGTTATCCACAAGTCATAAGGCGTTAGCCAATGACCAAGTGATAACGAGAAGCGTTATCGCGACGGGTAATGACCTAAACGCTACCAAAGAGAGGTCACCAGTGCCCTTCTAAGACCATAGATTGATTGCCCCCTTATGATTGCCTCACCCTAAAATAGGGATATAACGGACATATTGCCTAGACCAATTATAACGAAAGCGTTATAAATATATTGAGTTTCAATGGGTTAAAACCTCTCAATGTGTGTTCCAATTGTCTCAGTGGGAGGGACCCACAGAAAAGAGCATAAAATGAGCGTAAAAAAGTTAACTATTAGATTCCAAGTTACAACTGAGGAACATATCAACTTCGAATACTTCTTGAAAGACTTGCTGAACGTGTCGGTATTGCCAGCATTAAACGCGGAATTAGTAATAGGTTCAATGGAAGTAAAGACAGCCCGTAAGTAACCAAATCCAACTAACCGAACACCTAAACAGGAGGAAATTATCATGTATAACAGAGCAGACAGTGAAGGTAATATCTGGATTTACAATAACCAAGGTGGACTAATTGCATTTCAAGGTAAATATGCTCCAGTATGCGCTGAGATGCAATTCCAACTGGAAGCACTAGCAGCCTCCTAAGCCTTTACTGTGGCGCTCACCTAACCGTGAGCGTTGCGGTAGGCGCTTAGCCTAGATATACTTAGACAAGGAGAAGAACGTGAGTACAGACACTAAGCAGGAAACCTGTAAAGAGCGTATTGCCTATCAGATGGCAAGCCGTGAGGAGGAAATAGGGCGACTTCTCACCCTATGCGATGGTGACAGCGGGGCAGATGAGCAGGAAGAAGCGCAGACAGAACTAGACCAATTACCCCTATCGGTGGACACTAAGCAAGTGACCACGATTACCCTCTCATGGGGTGGACCCGCTGATTACTTGGAAGTCAAGCACCAAGAGAGAGACATAATCGGCATTACTTACCGTTATTCCGATTGGTTCGATACTGCCACACGGGTGGTAACGATTGACTCACCACTTTACGACTACGCGGTAAGCGTGATCGAAGGCTTGAACTCATGACCCACAACACGCGCGAGCAACGCCATTACGTCATTATGTCAGGTAAGCAGAAATTGACCTCCCTAGTCTGCTCACCTTCACGGGTGCGGACGCTAGTAAAGCGATACCGTGCAACCCTTCACGCCAACGTCAGGGCAGTATCATGCTAATTTACCTCCTATCGGCCACAGCAAGCCTAATCATCATCTTTACACTTTACTTTGCCCTATGGCTTGCAAGTCAGGCAGTGGCACAATTTCACCACAATGGCATGGAGAGAGTGAGAAAATACAATGCTAACCACCGATAAGCGCGCTCATTATGAGTGGATGCTAAAAAACTGCACCCTCAACCCTAAGCACCGTCAATGGATAATTGACCAACTGGAGGGATGGAACTAAAGCAGGTACCCCTAGCGCGTAAGGCGTGGCGTTCAATCGCAACTAGGGGGCTAGATTAGATTGGCTAATCTAATAAAGAGAGGCACATAACATGACCATAACGGAACCAATAGCAAAGGATGGAAGGGTGGAACACTCAAGCGGTAGGTTAGAGATAGGGGCAAGTGACCTTCTAGACCTGCTAAGCGGGGCAATTATCGCAACGGGCAGGGATAGTTCCCTGCCTACTCTCACGGGTATCTCGCTGGTATCCGAGTCTAACTCACTCACCGCAACTGCCACTGACCGCTACCGATTGATAACTGGCAAGGTGACGCTAGATCCGACAGAGAATAACGTGAGTAACGGCGACTTCACCGCATTACTGCTTAATAAAGACGCGGAGCAGGTAATTAGGGCGTTGAAAGTGGCCGTAAAGGGTGCTTTCACCCCTCGCGTAGTGGTACACGTTTTAAGTGAGGGCACGATTACCTTCTCGCTGCCAATGCAGACTTTCAATTTTAGACTATTAGACGGGACCTTCCCACCTTATGAGCATTTATTGGCTATGGATAACGCCGATAGTGGCAAAATGGCCTTTAACTGCTCATTTCTAGGAGACTTTGCCAAGATACCGACACGCTCAAGCAGGCGAAACTACGTTAAACCTGTTAAGTTTACATTTCACGGCGATAATAAACTAGTCACCCTTACGGTGGCGCACCCTTCGATTGCGTGGCGCGGTGGCATTATGCCTATGCGATTTACTAAATGACCACCAACATCCAAGAGTGTGAGACATATAACGACCTGGCCCGTTGGTTAGGCGATAACATCCTAGGTTCAAGCCTTCACCTACTAGACGGTGAAGTGATTATTCATACAGGTTGGACCGTTGAAATGAACGGCGAACTCATGCCACTAGGTGGTTGGCACATAGAAGAATGACCTGCTTTAAGTGCCACCTAGACTTCCCCGAGTCCGCCCTAGTATTCCTTAACAAGCCACGCAACGACGGAGGGAGAAGGTACGCCTACTGCCAGAATTGCGCGTAATAGGCAGGTTACTGCCGTTATAGTGAGGTTTGTACTCAAAATCTCACTATCTGGACACTAATCGGCAAGATGTTGCCGTTTCGTTGTGAGGTTTTACGACTAAGTAAAGGAGGAAACCATGAAAGCGATTAAATCACTACATGACAGACCTACCGCGCACTCTGTTGCGCCCCCTACGACAGAGGCAGAGATTAGTGGCCCAGGCAGGCGATTATATCACAGCGTTAGGGCTGACTTGCTGGAGAAATTAGCAGTAGAAAAGGACTCGTTTGGCTTGCGTGGACTTGCTGGACAGTATAGAATGGATGCCACAAGGCACCGCAAACTTGCGGGGCAACTAGAACTAGAGGAGGTCGAGGGCGAGGACTTCACCTATGCCAGCAAGACAGGCAGGTATCGCGGTGAATTTGGCTACGCTTGGTGTTCGGATTGCATTAAAAAACTTGACAAAGCATGACGCATAAGCATATTGTTTGACGACCTAGCAAAGGAGACTGAATTATGACATATTACAAGGCAACAAAGATGGACGGTACAGATTTCCATACTGGCAAGATCGACTACACCCGCGTACCCCTGCCTGAAATGTCGGGTAAGGGCGAGTTTCCTGGCTCTGGTTGGTTGCACCTAGCAACAGTTCCATCCGAGTGTGTAGGGGCATCATGGCCTTGCCGACTCTTTGAGATTGAGCCAGCAAGTGACGCGATAATCTACATGGACGGCTCTCACCCGCATAAAATCGGAGCAAGTAAAGCATTTGTGACCCGCGAAATTGAGTCATGGAAGTTCTTTGGGCCTCAAGGCAAGGAAGTGGTCGCACTTATTGAGCGAGCCAAGAAACTAGACAAAAATGATATTGAGAAACTCCGCGCCGCATGGTGCACCGCAGGGTACGCCGCAGGGGACGCCGCAAGGGACGCCGCAAGGGACGCCGCAGGAGACGCCGCATGGTACGCCGCAAGGGACGCCCCATGGTGCGCCGCATGGGACGCCGCAGGAGACGCCGCATGGTACGCCGCATGGTGCGTACCATGGTGCACCGCAGGGTACGCCGCAGGGGACGCCGCAAGGACACTTATTTCCCGTGATCTCATCGGCAAAGGAAGGTTCACCCAAGAACATTACGATGCTCTCACAATCCCTTGGAGACAAGCAATAGGCAAGATTCATCCAGACGATGAGGATTTGCAGAAACCGAACTTCGACAAGGAAATCAAAGAAGTTCAATCAGCCCTGGACAACCCAAAGACGGCAATAAAGGGAGGCAAATAATGGTTATAACTGAAGCAATCCTTGGCGCAATCTTAGCCTTCTCAATTATTGGAGTAGTGGATACGTTTGACCACACCCGACCAACCGACACTACCATTAGTGCGCCATATACCAGACCATTAGTGCACACTTGGACCAAGACGGACTCACTCGCTTACGCTCACGACGCAGTAATCAAGGACGCCGAGGCTCAATTTGTGTGCCTATCAAACCTATGGGGCAAGGAGAGCGCATGGAACCCGAAAGCGGTCAATCCCGTGAAAGTCATGGGCAAGAACGCTGGTGGCATTCCACAGATTCTAAATATGAGTCCATTAACCCCGCCGACCTTGCAGATTGAAAGAGGTCTTGCTTATATCGCATATCGGTACTACACTCCTTGTAAAGCATGGGCGCACTTCCAGCGCCATTCGTGGTATTAGAAGGGAATCAATTATGACAAACTTATTAAAAGATTCACAAGCCCAAGCAGACGGCTTGGGCTATTGCCCTCAATGCGACCATGAGTACATCAATTTAGACGAGGAAGATATGCCCTATAACCGATTTATGGGCGAGTTTATTAAAGAATGCCCAAAGTGCCATACCGAAGAAGAAAGAATGCTCTACTGGTGCAAAGAATTACCATTGCACCACCCGACAGAATGCGAGGCTTTCCATGAATAAGGCAACAATGATGAGATTGCGTGTTCTCAAGGCGCAGTATGATGCAATTATCGAAAGTTTGACTAGCAACTTACCAAAGGAGGCAAAAGAATGACCGAGCAACTGTTCAGGGCGACGATTCACGGAACTGAAACCCTGCTTAGAAAAGTTGATTGCGATAAGAGGGAACTCAAATACGCAGACAGTGAATGTCTCGTAAGAGTTGGCAAAGATGATTCTGCTTACCACTTTAACAGCTATGCTCACCCCGACCTCCGCCCCGTCCGTGTGGTGGATATGGATGCGGTGGTGATTGAGGGAGTGACGGCAGGGGAATATGAGCATTTCATTTGTGTAGCGGTTGGGAAATATCCATATCCGACCATGCGTGGAATTAAAGAAGCGGAAGAAACTGGCAAAAAACTCTTTGCCCAACTCACTCCGCGCCATAGAGGAGGAAGTATGACAACCGAAATGAGTAATGGCCGCCGTCTGTATGCAGCGGGGGTCATAGGCATCCACATTATTGAAAACGCCGTTGAGGGATACATAGGCGAGGCTTGGGAGGACTATCCAGAAATCGGCGAACACGATTGGACGTACATCCAAGAACACGTTGGCAAGATGATCTCGGAGTTGAAAGACCGAGAAGATTATGACGAAGCAGATAGTGACAACGACTTCGATGCCTGTTACGCCGAGTTCTCAGCACAAGCGGAAGATGATATGGAAACAACAAGACGTAACCGACAACGCCTAGGGAACGACACGATTGTTCAAGATTGCAAGATTGACGTTCTTAAATATGTCCTCGCACTACTCACAGAAGGGGAGGAGTGATGAGCGGTCAATGTTATGTGGGTGCAGCGCAGGAGTGCTGGACACGGGTACTTTCAGCATACTCTAATAATATATGGGAAGTCATCTTAATGGTAAGTAGCGCCCTAGTCATACTGGCTTTAGGGTTTTGGCTAGGAACTATAGAGAAGGAGAAATAATTGACCAAACATAACACCCCGTGCCATGACAATCCCGACCAATGGTTCAGGAGTGTACCCCAATCTGCTTCCAGGGAAACCAAGGAGAGGGTTATTAGGGACACCAAAGATGCTATACGCATCTGTGAGTCATGCCCCGTAGCCACACAATGCCGTACAGAGGGCATGAAAGAGGAAAACCTATACCACGGTATCTGGGGAGGGTTGCTGGCTGGAGAGAGGCTGCTCATGGTTGGCATACACGTCCCACCACCTGATAACCCCAACCGAGAGCGCAACACGCAGGAGATGGGGGAAGCCTACAACCTACTCTATGCGATTAAGCCCTACCTCAAACCGAGGAGAAGCGCATGAGTCCTGTTTACGAGTTTGAGTGCGTAGGGTGCCATACACAGAAGGACGTAGAGGCATCCATTTTCGACAAGATACCAGCCCCAACGTGTATCTATTGCGGAAGTCCGATGTATCGTATATATTCGGTACCAGCAGTACAATTTAATGCCCAAGGGTTCTATAAGACGGACAATGGAGGTTAAAATGAATTGGTTAATTAAGCGTTGGTTTCAAAAAAACTTTATTAGATGTAAGGAATGTGCGTGTGTTGTTCAAAGAGATAATAAGGTGATGCACAAAGAAAATGCACATGGAATTAAAGCACCCTTTAATCTCATGGATGACTTTGGGCCAAATGGGAGGGAGTGGAAATGATTGCTACCAACGCAGAGCAGGAGCAGTATTACTTAGATGAAGCAGAAGCACGAAAGATAGATTATTTCTTGGAGTCTATAGCAGAGGATTTATGGGTTGACCCAGCAGAGAGGGATTTAGATGAGTTTCTTCAAGCGTAAGATGAAAGAACCACAATTAGACTGTCAATGGCACGAACACCCAAGCGGGGACTTTACTACTACCATTAACACTACTACACCGTGGCCCACAACTAAGGGGTCATTCAATGTAGTGTGCACCTCCTGCGGAGAACACTTTATTGTCAAAGGCGAACAAACTGATTTAGTTTAATTAAGTTCGGCATATACCTCTGGCGCATCCGCAGCGTCGGAGGTATTGTCTTGTGGTAAATCGTCAGGTTCAATACGTGGTTTGAAGGCCCCAATCTTCACCACAATATGCTTAACCGCCCTCTTAACTCTCATTCTGGCAGCATCCTCGGTCGCCAAATCCATTCTGGCAGCAATTTCAGCAAATCCAAAGGAGAGTGCAAAACGCATAAATACAGCCTTTTTATCTTCATTGTTCAACCTTCCATATCCTCTTGATACATCGGCAATCATGGTATCCATGTTGCCACTCTCGGCAGGAGTGCCGTGTCCCCCACCAGTCTTACCCAAGTTCAACACAGGCATACGATCTATCTCCTCATCCCGTAGCATGGTGGGAAGCAGGTTCTCCACCATCTCTGGGGTGTAATAGAACAGGTCATCCTTCTCATATCCTAGCGTCTTAGCCTTCCAAGACTGGCAGTAGTCGAACGCCTGATTGCGAAGGCTACGGTAGATAAGGTTCTTTGTCTCCTTCTTGGATAGTATCTCCCAACTTGCCAACTTGTTAGGATGCTCAAGGAACCACTCATAGAGGGATTGTTTGATGTCTACCATATCGCACATATCGAACTTGCGGTGGTACTCCCTGGCTACGGAGGCTATAACGTACTCCCACGGCTTGATACGGGTTTCGTAATCCATTATTCCTTTGCTTCTTTCTGAAAAATTATAGAAGGACGGTCTGTAACTTTCATGGATGATAACGCTTGGGTATGAATAAAAGATTCTAACGCTTGTACCACCATTCTGTCCCACGCTTTATCCATAAACGTCTTTTCTGACTCTGGCTTGGGCTTTTGTGGTGGTGACTTCTCAAGCGGAACTATTGGTAATCCTAAAATATCTGCCGCTATCTTGTACTCATAGCACAGATCGTCCTCGTCCATGTCAATATCGAACTCCCAACCAGATACCCCGTGATCGCCACGACATTGACTCCAATAAAAGGTTCCATCTGGTCTTATGTATTTTTCTGGATAATGCTTCTCGTAAATATCCTTAAAGTAGGCTTCCGCCTTCTCGATATTCATTACTTACCCCATACGAACCCGTCTGCTATAAATGACCCGTCATTCTGAATTGGAATTGGCATTGGAGTTACGGTCTTGCCGTCCACATAGAGGATACCAAAACCATGTTGCCAGTTGGTCATACCACCCTTGATGTATTTAGCGTCAGGGTAGTTCATTAGGTTGCCAGTCTCAAAGCCGTAGATAGTCTTTGCATCTGCACCCGTATAGGCTTGGGTAAACGGGACAAGCCCCTGACGGTGCGTATGACCGCAAATCACGCTCATATTGGTACGTTTAGCAAGGTTTAACGCCGTAGTGCCAGCATTACCCGACTGTGAGCCCTCGTCCCCGTGCATGAGTAGCCAACCAGGGGCAGTCTCAAACGGTTCTTCATGGTAGGTGATGCCCAACTCATCCAACCGCAGGAAGGACTCAAGTGTTACCTCTGGCAATCCCAGCAACCCTGGAACACGTAACGAGATAGTGTTAAACAGCCTATCGGTATGGTTGGAGCGCGGAATATGTGAAACATTAAGTTCTTCAAGGATACGGCAAGTCTCATCCCTGTTCTTGCCGATAGAGCGCTCGAACTCCAACTCGGTACCACGCGACCACCTACTTATAGTTTGGAGGTCGATTTCATCACCCACCGTAGAGACAGATGTTGGCTTGAACTTCTTAATAAATGTGGCGATATTCTTTACTGCTCGCTTATCCTGAAATGGGACCTGGAGGTCGCTGATATACAAATGCACCTTCATTATTTGTTCTCCTTTAGATAGGAAGCAATGGTAATCATAGACTCGCCGTGCTTTTCAAAGTAACTAAGGGTTGTATTACACTTAAAACATAGCAAACCCCGCACCTTTTTGGTTGTATGATTGTGGTCAACAGACAACCACATTGGCGAATCACCGCCCTTAGAGTGTATGGTTTCTGGTTTACAACAAATGGCACAGAGTCCATTTTGTTTGTCATACATTTCTTTATAAATTTCTACCGTAATGCCAAATTTCCTCTTATAATGCTTATTTCTTTCTTTCTCTAAACTGCCAGGTTTAAGTCTCCAGGCGGCAGTTCTGGCATTAAATTTTTCAGGGTCAGCGTCGTACTTCTCTTTGGCAACCCTGGCTAATTTTTCCTTATTCTTATCTCTGTACCTTTTCTGTGTTTCTTTTACCTGATCTGGGTGTTCCTTAGAATATAAAGTTTGCTGCTCTTTCGTCCTGCCTGGGTGGCGTTCATTATATCTTACCCGTTTCTCTTTTTGGGTCAGGGGCTGGTCCCCAATCTGTTTCATTCTTCAATCTCCTTTATCAGCCATTCCAGCACGGTAGGGTTGTCTTTCAGCACACTCAGGATGTGATAGCCCACGATGTCGCAGACCTCCTCAACGCCAAAGCGTTTCCGCTCGCTCATCACCGACTCGTCAATAACCGCGTGAGTTATCTCATGAAGAAGGACACCAGCCATCTTATCTTCCTGTAAATGGGGTTGAATCCTGATAGTGCTGGTGGATTGCAAAGTCTCGCCCAGAGTATCATCACCCTCACCAATGGGCAGGTCGTACTTGATCTTGTACTTTTGTCCTAAGATTTTCACCAGCGTAGGTCTGCTCATTTCTTATCCCTTAGTAACTCAGAGGGACAATCTTGGCAAAAATAATTTATACGTCTTTTGGCTCCCCAAACCCTATAAACGGTATCGCAAGAGAAACAATAGAACTTCTTGCTTATACCCAGGGACTTTAATATCCGTTCGGTTCTTGTCATTTCTCCTTACCCTTCCCAAACCATAAAGCGTATAGGTGCAACCCGCAGAACAGGTCTAGGCAATGGTGGCCTTTGACGTGCCAACGCTGTATTTTCCAGAGTTTATCCTTCTTTTGGATGTCATAGTGGGAGATGTGAAACCTCCCGAAGTCGTAGTTCTTTCTCATTCGGGCCACAATCCTCTCTGTACGAGCATGAATATCACCGAATAGTTCGCCATATCCTTCAAGGTATCAGTCAATGACTCATCTCCTGGGTCTACTGTGGGGTTCTCAAGCAAGTTATTGAGTCTTGCCAACTTATCCCACATGCGCACTTTCAAGCCGTTCTGTGGCCCTCCTGGGGCCTGTGAGATGTTCTTTGGTCCATATCGAAGGTGTTTGCTCAACAATAACGCTTCTAACTCCAAGAAAACCGAATGGACATCCTGCTCGAAAGTCTCACTCATCTTTAACCTTCCCCGTTCTCTTATCATGCTCGATTAGTACCCTCTCGAACTGATCGGGATAGGTCTCTGCCACATATAGCATACCATAGGCGGCCTCACAATGGGCGCGTACCGCCCCTGGATCATCGGCGCAGGAGTGGATTATCCGCAACAACGACCCTATCTCTAGAGACATTATTTCCGACATAATGAGTGAGGGGTTAAAGACCCTCTCACCCTCCAGCAACTCATGGTCGGTAGCCTCAAAGATGTTCTTAAACTCCATCTTGCACGTTGGACAGTATCTTGGTTTAGCCCCCGCTTGTTCAGAACAGTCGTCGTGAAACATATCGAAACCGTAATTATTCTTGCAGTTGGGGCATGGACCAAACTCGCTCTGTCTTAACCCCTCCTTTTTACTCATCATTTAATCCCGCTTTCTCTAGTAAATACCCCTTGCCGTAAGCGCAATATGCCGAATTGACATCCTGCCCCTCGGGAAGTTGAACAATAGTCACGGGCAACTCCCTGGCAAGACTTCGTGCGAACTCGGTTCCCGCTTGGTCGCCGTCGGCGAACACATACACCCTCTCGAAATCCGATAATACCCGCGTGTAATGCGGCTTCCAACTATTGGCCCCAGGAACACCAACGCAAGGGATTCCAACGCAGTAACTAAGAGTAATGGTATCAAGTTCACCTTCGCATACTCCAATCCAGTTCTCAGCCTTCTCAACGTCCTTGACGTTGTACAACTTGGTCTTTGCCCCGTCCATACCCAGATACTTCGGCTCAACGGCTGGGTCTAAACTTCTAAAGCGCAAGTCTACCACACCCGTCTTGGTTATGTAGGGTATGACCAGCCTTCCTGCGAACAGTTCATGTCCGACCTCAGGATGCTCGACTACGCCTAATCGAACCTGCCGTGCTATCTGAGGCGTTATGCCTCTTTTTGCTAGGTAGTCGTGAGCCAGATTGATACTCCCCGCGTAGTTTAACGTGGCTTTCTCCAGTAATTCCTTCTGCGATAAGTGCTGCTTTGCCAATGTTCACCCCCTCCCGTTGTGCGATAATCTGTAATGAGTTTCCCTTTACTCCGCAGGTAAAGCAATTAAAGAGATTTTTACCGAAGTCAACTCCTGCCGAAGCATGCTTATCATTGTGGAACGGACATCTGACAGGACCGTTTCCAGATTGTCGTAGGAGAGTTGCACCGTAATGCTCAAGGATTCTTCCAATGTTCGGTAAGTCATTTGACATTTTCTAATATCAATTTCGACATCGCTAGTGCCAAACCCTTCCAAGTGTCCCTATCTTGCTCAAGATCGGGCTTTGCCCTTAACCCACCCAGTCTCAACTGATTCTCAGCCAAAGTCATCTCCTCAAACCTTGCGCCAGTAAGGAGTCGGCAAGTATATCTAAAGTCGGCTTCGTTGTCCTTGGTTGCTAACCATTTAGCCATCATGTCCACCCAATAGGAGATGTGAACCCCGTCCACCACGAACTTTTCAAGATTGGTACTACGATGGTGGTAACATGCCATGCCCAACTTAAAGCAATTCCTACAATTCAAATTGTACTTATCTGTCCCCATAACCATTTCCTCTCAATAGATTAACCGCATCCTCTAATCTTATTCCTACCAACCAGTCCTTCACATTCTCCTCACCCTGACCATTGAGCCTCATTACGAACAAGCCCAATAAACCAACTTTAGAGCGTTCCTTAAGTTGCTTTAATGCTGCCAATGGCTCGAAACCAGCCCTCGCCTTAACCTCGATATCCACACCCACCACTCCCGTTACGTCAGTTCCCGATCTACCCGCACCCGTACTCTCAGCGAATGGAAAGCCGTTATCTGCTAGATAGAGTGCCACCACCTTTTGACTGCGATAGCCTCGATGCTTACGGTGCTGACTAGGCACTACCCGCGCCCATCCACAACTTCTTCTGCTTCTTCCTCGTTCCACACGATGTTTGCCGCTACGCGTAGACCAGAGATGTCCTTGAAATCCGCAGTAGTTATATTTTCAAGGATTAGCCTACGCAACTCCTGACGCATTGATGCTTGATACTCCATAAATGCCGTGTTGAAAGCCTCGAAATCAACAATATCTGGCTTAGTCGGCAGTTCTACTACTTCTTTATTCTTGGTCATTCTTTCCTCCCATTCATCTGTTTCTCTGTCAAACGGACCGTCCCAACCCCAACCCTGTTTACTAAGTGGTATTATCCCAGGGATATTTGTAAAAGCATCATAGAATTGTGAGTCATAGTCCATTGTGACCATAATCGGTTGATTATGGCGATTACTCAATTCAATAAGCCATCCTTTGATCTTAGACATACTGCCATACTTGACCGTAAAGCCAAAGTAAGGTCGCTGGAATAAATCATCATCCAACCGATAGGGGTGGAAATAGTCATGTCCTGGTAGTTTTATGTCCCCATAACCAGTTTCCAATTCTTCAATAAACTTCTTGTCTGCAACCGAGCAGACCTGAATAACGCCCAGAAGATATGCGCCCATTATGTCCACCTATTTTCTTCTTCTGGCTGGTGATGTTCTAACCACCAACGCTTCGTTAGTCTCCACATAAACTTGAAAGTTATCTCGCTTGGTAGATGTTCTTCGTGACACCTGAAATGCTCTGCAAATGCGTCAAGTCCTGGTGCGGCAACTCTACCGTACCAACCAAAGTGCTTGTTGCGTTGTAACTTATCTACTATTGGACCCTCGATATGGTGGAATGGTTCCACATACTCAACCGTTTTCAGATAGTCAAGTAGTTTCTGTAACTTCCCCATATCTTTGTCCAGTAAATCCTTGACTACTGGGGAGTCTAGCGTTATATCGGCACTTGCCATAGTGCTATTGCCGTACTCACGGACTATTCCTATTTCACTCATAATTCCTCCTCTACTGATTCTCGGGTAGGTCGGCTATGAAGCAGAACTCAGGCGACCATGAAAGCCACGCTTTCACAATTTCCCCACCTGCATCCGCCCGTCCGTACCTGTTCTTGACAACCGCCACAGCCAAGGATGTACCCATTGTGCCAAGGGTAAGGATAAGTGCTGGCAGTTGGCTCACCTTGCCCTGTATGGCACTACGGGGTTGCGTTGGCGTCCCCTGCACCGCCTCAGAGGTGTGGTGGAGTACAACCAGGGCTGCATTGGTAGCCCTGGCGAGGTATTTCAACTCCTTCATAATTGCCCTCATGGAGGCAAACTCCTCACCGCCATCCGTGGCAATATCCATGAGGTTGTCCACGATAATCATTACAGGGGGATGACCCCATAGTTCCTCGAAAGCCTTGACCTCCTCGGATATGTCCTCAAGCGTGGGAGAGGACTCGAACGACCAGACAATATGACCGCCTTTGGACAGTATCGCTCTTGTCCAACCCGAGTCCTCCACCAGCAGTCTTTCCGAGTCCCCCTGACTCTTACCCGAGACCATAGATGCCAGTCGCATAGCCATTGTGTGTGCATTGGTGTCGGCAGAGATATAGAGGGTCGGAACGTTCGTCTTGAGTGCCAGGGACAACGCAAGCATTGATTTTCCCGCCCCTGGTGCGCCAGCGATGAGTGCTACTTCGGCGCGTCTAATGATGATCTGATTGGTTTCAAATGACCGATACACCGTTGGGAGAGGTTCCCCGCCCATACTGGCACGTCCGACAGTACGCGCTAACGTTCTCATTGAAACCCCTCCCTTCGGTTTAGAACAACGGTTGGTCTGTTAACTGCTCAGTTTTATCCAGTCTGGGTCGCACTTGTCGCTCGCCCCCTTGGGGGTCGGACACGCCCACATCGCCCACGGACCCTTCGCCCCTGTGCCCGACACGTACCTGCGTTCCCCGTGCTTGCACATGTGCCCCGCTGGTGTAACTGATGCTACTGGTGCCAACACCGCTTGCGAGGATTGCGCTGGCGTTTGCACGAGCGTGGAAGGCGTTGTCCCTAAAGGGGCAAGCGTGTGAGCCACCCCCAGTTCGCTCTCCACAGAACTGATCTGCGTAGCCAGTTCTGCTTCCCTAATATCGCCAAGCAGAATTGCTAATTCTGCGCTGGTTCCAGCCCTCGCGTTGATAAGCGTCCCTGCTGGGGTCTTGAAACTAACTTGTAGCCGCCATTCTTCTGTCATTTTATCTCATCCTCTCTATATTGTCATTCTCTACTTGATAACCTTTGTAAAGTTTTTCTTTCTGGGTTTCATATCGTTCTTTCAATTCTTCGCGCGCTTTCTTTTTGCGCTCACCTAATTGACATAGATATTCCACATTGGCTGATATTGTATCTGCGGTAGGTAGACTCACTGCGTACCAAGGAAGTCCATAGTTGATAACCTTCTCCAACTTATCAACCCGCTTCTCCAACTTATCAACCCGCTTCTCCAATGGCTCGACAGTTGGTGGTTCCTCAAACTCGCCAACAATCTGTCGCCAAGGAAGAACGAGATAATCATAATGTGCTTGGGTGAACTTGTTGCCTATCAGGTCGCGAGAATGTAGGGCTTCTACCACGTCTCGCATAGCCCAAGAGGCATCCCAAGAGGCAGCCCGAGAGGCATCCCAAGAGGCAGCCCAAGAGGCATCCCGAGAGGCAGCCCGAGAGGCAGCCCAAGAGGCACCCCGAGAGGCAGCCCAAGAGGCATCCCGAGAGGCAGCCCGAGAGGCATCCAGAGAGGCATCCAGAGAGGCAATTTGCGCTGGTGTTAACGTCTTAAATTTCTCAATTACTTTCTTGATTTGATATGTCTGTGGTCCGAACTCATTACTCATTTATTTTCCTACTTTCTTTACTGGTTTGGCTATCTTGTAATGCTTTACAACATTTACATCTGAATATCCGTAAAGAATAAACGGATTAACTACCCTCTCATTGGTCGTAACGGTGTAATCTTTTACGACGGGTTCCTCTTTTACTACAACAAGGATACCAGAGTCAATAAGAACTTTCTCCAAAGCACTTAATTGAGTTTCCAATTTAGTAATTCTACTAGACTGTTTATCTGAGATATTCCATAACGAGTCTTTATGTGTTTCAAGCACACTAACACGTCTCTGGAACTCCACATATTCTTCTCGTCTGCTCATATTTAACCCTTTCGTTTTGATGTAAACTCGCAGATTTGTGTAAATCCGCACATTGAACAACTATCTGCATTAGGTATAAATATACCCGCTTTCCTGGCTTTGTCAAACATGGAGACAAGATATTCCAACTTCTCGGCTGTGTACCAACTCAAGTCCACCAAGTCCGAGGTGCCAGACTGACGAGCCATATAGAACGTACCGAAGTTGATTGGGATATGGAAGGTCTCCTCCATGCCGTACTTGTAGAACCCCAACTGCAACGCGCTCGGTGGCACATTCTGGCTGGTCTTGAGGTCAACGATAATCAACTCATCTCCCACTTGGAACACGCGGTCAATGCTCATCTTGATCGTTATACCAGCGATTTGAGGGTTGAGTCCCAACTCGATAGCAGGAATACCCTGCGGAGTTTTCCATATCTGCCACTCAGGATTACCTTTGCGCCATGCGATGTAGTTATTCAGCCACTCTGGCCCCTGCTTCTGCCATTGGGCTACATCTTCCTTGTTGGGTTTGTCCTTGGATACTCGCCCACCCACTCTTGCGTTGGTGAGGTCTTTGTCTCCCACGCACTCTTTCCAGGCCGCCTCCCATAATTCTAAAGGAGTGCTCATGTGTTTTCCTTATCCCAATTCTCCGTTGCTACATGCCACGCCGAACCGCCTACAAGCCACACACTCGGTTCTTCTTCAACGCCACGAAGCCGTCCTAAATAGTAAGCCCAACCGCAACGCAACCAACTGGTAATTGCGCTGTAACTTACGTGAGACGGTAATTCAATGTTATCAATTTCAATCATCTATCCTCCTTTGGTTGATTGACAGAAAGATACCACGGTCAGAATAGAACTGTCAAGTTGGGTCATATCCTTTACAGGGGTAGGTGGGGTGTGAAGGATTTGTCCCAACCGTACCATTTTGGGTACGCTTTTGCCAACTCATAAGTGTGACGCATCTCACATTCTACTATGTACCATTTGTCCTATTTGTGTGTATTTAGATTTGGTATGCAACTTGACAAGATATTTGGTAATCATTAAACTCAATCTTAATCCTTCCTGTAAGGGTCAACCCTGACCCGCATAACGATAGAAAGAAGCAGGTGTAGCCGTAGAGCGGAACCTGCTTCGCGGTTCCTTTACTATAACATATTTTAAGTATAGTTTAGTAAAACTTAATAAAACTGAGTAGTTTGAAAACTGTCGTTTTCCGCTTCCAGCGGAACCAACCATTTAACGGAATTGACAACTAAATAGAATTGCTGGTTCCGTTTAAGCGATTAGCGTGTATACGGGGGTACCAACCAGCAAGACCCGAATGATGCGAAATGGTGAAGCACCCCCGCTAAGGCGGGGTCGAAGAGGGTTCGAGTCCCTCCATTCGGGCGTGTGACGGGAACACTCGCTATGGCGGGCCAAATCCCTAAAAGGACCTGGGTATGTCTGCGTAAAACTGCCTTTAGATTTCCTGGGAAGTTTCGACAACCAACCAGGGGTAGGCTATAACCGAACCCAACAAGGGTGCAGTGTTACGTTGGCAACTGGTCGAACAGTCCTTGTCCACAAGCATCTAGGTTATAGACGCCAGCAGTATTGCCACAGGGTAACGCCCAGGATTACGTGGCTGGCAACACCCTATCGTGGACGTATAGCAAGTCTGCCGACATAGAATCGGTAAATGTGGGTGCAAGACCCACCGATGGGGACGAGTGGCAGAGGGTTTGCGCTGTGCTTTCGGGCATATTCATCCTCTAGGCAACCAACCTAGGAACGGTTGCCTCCCTTGGGTCGGCTGGGGGTCCGAGCATTGGGGACATGTCAGCCCTACCGACATTTTTATTAGCCTAGCGCAGACTATACCAAGATCAGGCTATACTGTGGTATTGATTAAAAACATGGTAAAAATGTTAATCGGGCATATATTTTTGGCAGAAATCTAATCAAATAACGTACATTCTGGTAAGGCTCCTACCTCCTTTAGGGGTACATTCTGGTAACAAACCGCATATTGTTTGCAGGTAAAACCGCAGGTGAGGTGGCATATATGATACTTTATATGGCTTAAGCACTCTTTTATGACTCTTTAGACCTTCTGTATTATCAAACACATCGTTTTGATAAGAACTGTGATACTATTGTGCGCATACAAGCAAAAATACCCCCACAATTAAGTGGGGGTATTGGGAGGAGAAAATGGCTACACATAAGAACAAGTGGACGGGTGAGGTGCTAGACCAAGAAATCGAGGTCTGCTCTGGCTGTCACTAGAACTTTCTAGACACCCCCGCAGGAGATGCCCACAGAAAAGACTTCAAATGTCTAACTCCAGAGCAGGCGAACCTCAGGGTTTTAACCAATAAGTTCGGGAGTCGTATTTGCGCTCGCAGGCGCACCAAGGTACCCAGAGGATATGCAGTTCATATAACCAGACACCCGATGGGAGTTCGTGTCTTTGGAGCCACGAAATGAGCGTGATTTATTTCTAAAACGGGCTATTAGGGGTTGGTGATTGGTGGTACTTCTACGCTTGGGTCAGCAGGAGCCATAACGGGTACTGGTAGGATGGTATTTGGGAGCAGGGTGGAGGCCACAGGTTTTGGCTCCGTCAGGGGTTCTAACTTGGCATCTGCCAACACGAGGGCTGCCTTGGTGGGTGCCCCTAGAGCAGGGTCGGTCTTGTCCACATAGCGTTGTACCACGGGTAGGAGGGTTATGAGTATCTGTGCACCGATACCAACGAAGGTCTCGGTGTTGTAGCCAAGATGGTTTCCCTTGGCTAGATAGGTCTGCATGGCGACCACTACGAAGCCCACACCTACGAATATATGTCTTAGGGCTGACTTGGATAGGGCTTTATTGAGATTGAGTAACATTGGTTCTCCTATTTGCTAACTTGGGGCATTGGTAACTTCATCTTGGCGATTCTCGCCTTGACTTGTGCTGGTGTTTCAATAATTTCATAGTGCATCGGGTCTTTCCAACCCGTGTAATCAAAACCCCATCTGATACCGAGTTGTCGGCACTTCCAACGGATGCGGATTTCCTGCAACTTGCTGAAACCAGACTTGACAGACTTCCAGGGATGGCGTGTTGAGTTCAAATCTTCGGCGGTTCCAGAACCATGATTGGAGATTACATTGGAACCAGGAATGACAACGGGAGTGGCATAGCCCCAGTCGTCATATTGACCAACATCAATCTTCTCGATGTACTTATGAAACCATGCGGCGAACTCAATAAGGATGGGTGCCACCAGTGGGTTGCAGGAGATATAGCGGTTAGAGCCTGGAACTTGGTAGTTCTGGATGCCCAGTTCTGCGCGTGTTCCTGCTATCCACCCGTTCTGGCTAAAAAGTGTCATGTATCTCCTTATGGTTTGAACATCTTATAGAGGGTAACTAACGCATAAAGGACACCTGCAAGAAGATAGACCCTATTAAGGGGTGTCCATTTGCCAGTAGTCTTTTCCTTGTAGTTATCATCTGCTTGCTTGAGTGCGGTAGCAAGGGCAACGGCAGTAGCATCTCGCGCTACCGCCTCCAATTCTAGTTTCTGTACTTTACCTTCAATCCTGACGCTGGATGCTTCCAAATGCGTCACACGTTTAACCATGTCCTCACCTTGGTACTTAATGAGATTGATGGTGCCTTCCATCCGAGTTAACTGTACCTGTGACGATTCTGCTTCACGTATGGTTGCATCAGTCATTGGCGGTTCTCCCTATGTGTTTAAGTGGTTTATGAAACAGTACGGATCGTGCAATACAAAATCCCACCATCACCTGAGAAACGATGGTTCGGCGGGGTGTTTCTGGTATAGGCTTGTGTCTCTATAAGGCAACGCACTTGCTCGCCTGTGGTGAAGTCTTGAAATAATAGAACATCGCCATCGGACTCCGCAGCCTCAAGGGCGAGCATATTAATGTTTGCCGACCCCTCGTATCCAGTCTCCACGTTGTAGCGGTCTTTGATGTAATCGAAGTTCATCAACGGCAAGGAGATAAGTCTTTGCCGTTTTACGGCTGGGACTGCCTTGAGTTGGTATCCCGTGAATACGTCCTCGGTGTTGACTGCCTGATTGGAACTAGATGATATCGTGAAGCGCAGACCGATAGACTGTTGCGGCGCGGTATCAAGATTATCAATAGCCTGAATATCCTGATTGTAGTCAAAAGCATCAGTGGTGGTAATGATGTTGGTCACACTCTGGTTTGCGCTGACAAGGGACGTAAGCAATGACCCCTTAGCCCCTGGAAGCATCCGCAGTTTGAGAAGTTCAAAATGCTTATTCTCAAGGGTGAAATACCTGATCTGACCTATTTGTAGGTATCCAGAGGTAACCAGCACGGTGGTCTGTTGGTAGACTCCTGCACCGTTTAGCCCGAATACTAGAGTGTTGGAGTTACCGAGGACTGCGACGGAGGCACAGGTGGCGGTGGATGTGGAGAGTCTTAAATTGGTTGCGTAGGCAAACTGGTTCTGCCCTGCTACTATTTCCTTGGAAAGGTCAATCTTGATAAGCCCAGAGCAGAATGTGCCGTCCCCATTGTCAATGTAATTCGTCACCGTGCAGTAAGCAAACCTGTCTTTGAAGGCTATACCAGTCACGGCGGAGCCGTTGAGCGTGGTGGCTGTCACAGGGTCAAATCCCTTGGTGACAACGGTAAGTGGGCCGTAGGTGATGTAACCGCTAGAGAGCCAGCCAGAGGTGTCTATCTGACCCACTCGGATTCCCTTGTTGGTTCCAATGATGAGATACTTGCCAAGGTAGGAGCCTATAGCCGTTACTTGCTCGCCATAGGGAAGTTCTGCCGCTGTCAACGCACGATTGAGAAGCGGTACGCTTCCCGTGTTGTCTAATGCGAGTCTAAAGATGGTCGAGGAAATCCCAGCATAACCAGAGACATAGATGGCGTTAGGCCCATCTGCCACCCCAGTCCAAATCCACGTGGAAGAAGGATGAGTATAAATGGGAAGGTTGGTGTTGCTGGTGAGGACTATCGTGCCAGCAAGTCCCGTAGTCTGCACGACTGCGGCATTGACAATAGCCATGCTTACCTCTGTCGTTGTGACGGCTGTTACTGTCCATGTGCCGTTATACGGTGCTGCAATACTGGCAACAGTTACTTGATTGCCCACTTGGAAGTTATGTGCCACGGAGGTCTTGATTGTGGCTGTATTGTAAGCGTCTAACCGTGCCGCTGTCGCGGTAAATGAACTTACGGGTACTACCTCGTAGATTGAGTTGTCCACTCCTGCGATAATGCGCTGTTTGGCATATCCTAGTTTAACTACGGCTGCCGTTGCAGGATAAGCGAAGATGGATGCACCTACGCCACCTGCGAGGGTGCCACGGTAGATTGCGGTGGTGCTGGCGGCATAGTAATACTTGCCGTCTTGAACCAAGTCTAGGATATTTCCTGCACCGCCCCACGTGACTGTGGTAGTGGTGGTTCCGTCAGACCGCCAGAGGTTTGCACCGTCTGCGAAGAAGATGATGTCGGTGCCAGAATCTACTGCGCCGATAATAATGGGGGAATTAGTGGTCGCTTTTAATAGTGCCACATTTGGTAGTAGGGTCACTCGACCCGTGTTGAATACCTCAACCCCTGCTGATTTATGAAAACGATATTGCACGGTTTCGCCCATGATGGGTTCCTGATAGCGAACCCCTGCCCCGTAATGGAAAGAGGACTGGGAGCGCAACCACCAACCCGTGATGGTCTGCTCTCCTGGCTCTTTCTGCATATCGGTCTGTTGTTTCTTATACTGGGCGGTCTCCCTCTTGTAGGGAGTCTCCTTGGTGGAACCGTAGAAGAATGGGATGCCGCCGATGGCACAGTCGTAGTTGGTCGTGGTATTGACCCACATTGAACCAGAATTGGAGGGTTGGGCAATAGGGACTACTGGGTGTTCGGCGATATGGATTCCAGCAGCCACTTAGTTCTCCTTTTGACAGATTGTAATATGCTTTTTATGTGTTAAATAGCAGGGCGTGTTATGTCAAACCTTGAACAACTTGCCCAACTTGCCGACGTAATACGCGTATCCACGCGGCGACTTCTGGAACGGGGCTGTGCAGTAACCCGCGGTATCCCAAGGCCCAGTTGAACCGAGGATGTACCAATTCGGCAGCACGACGGCAGGAAATACACAGTTGACCTTGTTGATTACCTTGACGTAGTTGATGCCAAAGACGGGATCGGCGATCTCGCGCAGGTAGTTGTGCGAAAGTGCATCGGGAGCCGACTCAGATTGCAGAAGAGGATCACCCAGGACTTCGCCCACTTCGTGCAGAAGATTTGTCAACATTCCAGCGGCAATCGTTTCTTTGTGCCCTGGAGAGAGGTACTTGCCAATCCATGTCGCTTTCCTGGCGGCAAGAAAGAAACCATCACGATTGAAAGCCTGACCAGGCAGACAGTAGATATACGGCCCGTTAGCGTTCTTATCGTGGAAGGCGCTGGCAGATGGTTTGCGATTGCGAGTAGTGATGTAGATGGGAACATCACCTTTTTTCATGTTACCGATAGAGCAGGTCTGTGGCCCAAATCCCCACAGCGCTAAGTCTTTGTTGGCAAATTCCTCAACAGCTTGCCTGATCGTAAGAAGCTCATTGGTGGTGAATTTGGACTCGTCAATGATGCAAAAATTCATGGCATAGACCTTTCACTGCGAATTGTTGGTACTTTCTGAAATGGAATCGATGTAGCGCCGCAGCCACCTGCTTGGGCAGCGGCATTGGAGCCCATTGCGTAATGGAAGCCACCGATGAGGCGCGAGTGAATGCATAGCCAGGAAGACAATAGATGAATGCGCCATTAACGTCCTTGTCATGGAAGACAGATGCGAAGGGCTTGCGGTTGCGGGTGGTGATGTAGATAGGAACATCCGTTGCTTGTCGGTTGCCGATAGTCACGGTGGACTTTCCAAACTTCCACTCTGCCAAGTCCTTGTCAACATACTCTTGCGTTGCCATCTGCGTCGTAAGCAGTTCAGCGGCAGACAGGTCGGACTCAGAAAGGATTGAGAGGTTCATTTCGGCAATGCCGCCTGTTGCGCGTCATAGAATGATTTGAGCATTGAGGTTTGAGAGCCGTCAGGGTTTTCAATGAATACGCAATCCACGCCTTCGCGCGTTTGATAGATTTCCATTAGAACGTACCTCCCGTAAATGCTATGGAAGCAGATGCGTTACTCCAGAGAAGCGCGACCCCATCGCCGACTGCCATTGTGGGAGTTCCCGCTGTGATCGTGGCCTTAATGGCGAAGGTGTTATGACCCGCCGACTCATACGCCAATGCGATAGGTGCTCCGTTTGTAGCGGCTTTATCCACGACGAGGAAGTGTGAAACGTTGCTCACGGTGATACCTGTGGGCCTGACTGTTGCTACAGAGGGCAAGGTTCCATAGAAATATGCAACCGTGGGCGAGAACACACCACCCATTATATACTCCCCAATTCCTGTGATGGAAGCGGGAGGCTTAATAGCGAGAGTTGCAGGGAAGGTGTTAGTGGCAGAGGAGAGGTCTTTATTTGTAAGCGTCTGGGTGTCAGTTGTACCTACCACATTACCAGTAACGCCGTGTACGCCCGTGTTGTTTGCAACATGCTGTTCTGTCTCACGAATATCTCTGGCGGTTAAGACGTGTCTCACAACCGCACCAGCGGCGTGTCCTACCGCAACGGTTGAGTCTATTCCTCTTGTGACTGTGGCAGTAATTCCGATAAGACTTGTGACATCTACCAGTTCTTCAAGAGATGTTCCAAAATCAAGTGCAAGGCAGAAGGGATACTGCGTAGGCCAACCAGTAGTGGTGGTAACTGTGATGGTCACATCCCCACTGGTGGCTGATGTGGATAGGTTGGTGTCTTGGGCTATCGCGGAGTAATAACGATTTGGGGTTCCAGCCATGTTTGGTCCTTACCTTGAGATGTGAACGCGGGGAGGGTACTGCTCTTGCTGACGACGCACTTCAATCTGCAAGCGGTCTTGATACATATTCTTGAGTGCGCGGGAGATGTTAACTGCTGTGCCGATAGGGTTGGATGCGCTCATAGAATCTGCCTCTGCTGACTGCGCGGGTACTCGCCCTAAGTCAAGATAGACCGCCATGCGGTATGCCGCACCGAGGACAATAACCTCACGGGCAGAAGCAGGTAATCCGCTGACTGTCTCGAATACATCGCTCTGGTTGACAAGGGTTGCAGGAATGTATGAGTAGCGAATAGATACGGTTCTACCAGGCGTAATCGGCTCTGCTATGCTTACCGTGTTGCCCGTAGTCCATGTGGTGGGGTCTGCCATATTATCTACTCGGTATCGCCTAACTGGTAGCCACTCTTTCGAGGGTCCGATGCTCTGCCAGGAGATACCGAGAACGTCTAAGGCACCAGCAGGTAGGGCATAGGTAGTTACTGCTGGGTTGAAGGTGAAGGTGGTGGTTGCTGTGGCGTACAGGTCTGGAAAGACCGCACCGATAGCAGCATTGATGTTGCGCTCTATAGAAAATCTAGGGAATGAGGGTGCAATTACCACTCTGGAGTTGATTACGTGGGATGCTGCCGTGCTTCCCCTGAAACCCCGTCCAAGGGGTGAGATGGTTGCGACGTTGGTTGATTTATTGAAGGAGTCAACCCAGATGAGTTCATCCTCAATCTCCACCATGCCACGGGAGAGGATTGTGCCAGTATTGACCGTGAAGGTCAAATCTCCTATCAGCATAGCACCAATGAGGTAGGTTGCTTGGTCTTGGCGTTGAGTGTAGCCTGAGAGGACTAGGTGAGTCTCGCTGATAAGGTCTGAGAACAATGATGTCATGATGCTATCCTCGATGCTGCTTCGTCGGGACCAAGACCAGATGTGCCAGCCAGCGCATTGAGTGCTCCTTGTGTGTCGTATTTGTAGTTCTTTCCAGCGTTGCGTGAGGCATATAAGGTATTCAATGCCCCAGGAAGTCCGAGTCCATTAGTTCCAGCCCAGAGGTTTGCCGCACCCATCGCGGCATACTGAGGGATATCTGCGATAAGGGTTCCAGCAAGACGGTTTAGGTGGTAGGTGAGGGTTCGACCGACCTCTTTCTGATAGAAAGTCCCATCATAAAGAAGCGTCGGTGCGTTGTACTCATACGTGTCATTATAGATTGCCACGATACTCCTTTACGATGAGATTTAGAATGTGGTGACCTTCGTGCCAGAAAGGGTAACGGTGGTAAGAGTGATAACAACTTTCCATCCCTTGGGAACCATGAAATCAACAACATCCCCCACGCCTAGAAGGGTTGGGACGGCGGTAGCAAGAGCATTTTCTGCACCCGTGCTTGGCCCGTAGGTGATAGAGAAAGAGCCAGTAATTCCTGCAATTTGGAAGATTACTTGGGCGTTCCGGGTTGCAGAGGGAGTAAAGGCCACGCCGCTTGTGACCGCTGGCGATGTTACCGCTGCCCCAGAGGAGGTGTCTGTACCGTCAGATGTGATGATGCCAGTAAATGTTGGAGAAGCCTTAGGGGCAAGCAACCCTAACCGTGTAACAACATCAACAGATGCCCCTTGCGGATTAACCCCAAGGATTGTCTCAACCGCTTTGACCGCGTCGTTGAGGTTGTCATGCTGTGCGGCATGAGGGACTGTGGCAGACTTGAGGACATCGGTGGCTGCTGGGTTAGTGAAGGCGTCAAGCGTCCCTGGATAGGTTGTTGTCATTATTTACCTTTCTTGGCTGGTTTCTTAACTACGTCTTTCTCGCCAGACTTCTTCTCTACGGCGACCTTCTTTGGTGACTCTTTCTTTTCGTGCATCTTCATTGCCATCTTAGATTTGAACATTTCTGTTTTAGCCATGTTATAGTCCTGCCTTTTCCATTGCTTTCGTTGCCGATTTGGTGAATACTGGTGCTGGTGCCATGCTCTCTGCGTTGTAGGCAGAGCCAAGGTTGTCACTTGCCCTTACTGCGTCCTCTACCGACCTGGCAGATGTTCCTGCTGGCTGGATTCCCTGCCGTCTTGCATCTCGATAGGCTTGCAGTTCCCCGTCCCACTTCCTGCCAGTCATGGTCTTGCCGCTATGGGCATCACCCACGCCAAGTTCTAGCGTAACAATCTTGCAAGCAAAGCACCCGTCAACGTACTCTGGGTGATCGTGTGGGAGTTTTTCTTCCTCTTTGGGAATTTGAACAAACGTCGCATCACAGTCAATACACCCGTAGAGAACAGGTATCCAATTCTGAAACTCATCAAATCCCCAGTCAGTTACCTTTGGCTTGTGCTCGTGTTCCACGCCTCAACCCTTCCATAAACTTTAGATTTCGCTCGATACTTGCTTGCTCTGGTCCCTTGGCTTTGGATGCCTCGTTGCCGAAGGCAATAGCCTCATCCAGATAGCCGAGGTTGTAGGAGCAGTCCATCGCAATCCGATAGGCTTTCCAACTCCATGCGGTAGGCTCATGTAGATAATGGTTCATCTTGGGAGTCTCTATGACGCGGATAGCGGCATCTAATGCCTTCTCCCACTTATGGGTTCTAAAGGCTTCTGCTGCCACTCCTAGCCACGGTTCGCCTTCTTGTGGGCAGATACTCGCCCCACGGTCAAACCAGTCTGTAGCGTCCATCTTGAGGTTCTTAGAGGCATCTCCTGCCCAACGGCATAATGCCGCCAGTTCAACGTCCCAGCCGTCGAAGGTGAGTGCCTTATTGGCGCACTCAATGACCTTGGCCCACTCGTTGTTGAAGTAGTACTCTCTGGTGAGGTACATCCACATACGGGAGTCCTCTGAAAACTCTCCAGCGCAAGCATCCTGTAACATGGTCATATACTGACCACGGCTCTTGGATGAGTCTGGTTCATGCTTGATGACCGCCGTGGTGTCGCAGAACACGTACTCGCGCTCTAGTTGCCAAATGGCAACCTCATGGCAAGGCCATTGCCACTTCCAGTTGTTGCGCGAGTGGAGTCTGTCAACCCTCCACTTGAAACCCGTGTCAATATCTATCCAGCCTCGGTCTGCACCGAGCACCCATTGCTTTCGTACTTTCCTGTAAAAGTTCTTCTCTGGAACCTCGTCCATGTCCAAGATCAGGCACACATCCGCGTCCTGTGGAACTAGGTCTAATGCCCTGTTTCTAGCGGTGTCGAATCTCCAAGGGGTGATGATGCCCACCTCTACGATGACTCCTGCTGCTTTGAGTAATTCTACTGTATTATCTGTGGAACCAGTATCGAATACCACTCGATAATCTGACTCCCTGGTTGCTTCTAACCAACGTGCAACGTGCTTACTTTCGTCTTTTGCAATTGAGTACGTGGCAATCTTTATCTTTGGTTTCTCACTCTGGCGCGTATTGTGCATTATCCAGGCCCTGCTCCTTTAAGAGGGTGGCAATTACAATGAGGTCATCTGGGTCTTGATTGATATGAAATGAATACGGGTCGTACTTCCAAATATCAACTATCGCTACCATGTTGACTCCTTATGAAGCAGAAATGTATGCACCGTAACCTGCGGCTACTAACTGTGTGTACTCGATTGGGGAGAGCACGTATTCATGCCCACCGATGTACGCGAAGTCTGCCGCGCTAGTCTGGGCGTTAGAGAAGGTTCTCTGGCGTGTTACCACACCAGCAGTCATAATGAGTGAGTCTGCTTTAGTGAGTCTGTAGCGGTAGAACAATGGCGGCTTACCTGCTGGACCTTCCTCAACCGTAGGTGGCTTTAGTGTGTATGTCATGTCGCCTCCTTGGTATCGCTGGTGATAGTATCTTTGGTGATACTATTGTGTTCGCCGTACTTTACGTTAAAATCGTAGTATTGGTAGGAAGTAGCCCCGCCCGAAGGCGGGGACTACCCCTAGTTACCTAATGAATTAGGCTACGTGTATGGATGAAGTCGTCTCAATACGAATTAACGCTTCTGGACGATATCGCTTCCAGCCAATGAGTCCGTACCAACCGATAGGACGGCTACGGAGCAATGGGTCAATAATTGGACCAGCAATGACGTGTGGCTCTTCGCCAACTGCCTCTGCGAGTGCTTGCTTTCCTGCGACCAGGGTACGGAAGATACGTGTACCTGTGGTGCCATAGACGTAGGAAGTGGTACCGAATGTACCTGTGTAGGAAGTGTTGGCATAAGTGCCACCAGTTCCAGTTGCGCCGTCTGCTGCGTTGAACATACGTGGGGATTCCACGAACATTGCGCCCTCATAGGTGCCGATTGTTCCAGGCCAGAACTCGGAAGCCCCAGTCTCGGAATAACGGTGGTCATTGCGCCAACCCAGTTCGCCAGTTTCGGCGCGAAGGTCATGGGAGACTTCTGGGTGGATGCCGACCCAGTAGTATTCGCCTGCGCGAGGAACTACCTTGTTGGCACGCAGTTTGGCAACTGCGAATCGAATGTCGCGGCTCTTGATGAAGTCTGTCGCCAGAACAGTACCTTGTGTTACACCATTGGTGTAAGCGGTTCCGTTGTAGGTCGAGATCATGGAACCTGCGACCTCAGCGATAGCATTTGTGCCACCAATGAGTTCGTTCAGTGCCAATACATCCAGGGAGTCGTACATATTGAAGCCGATGATGTCAACCAGTGCTGGCTCGACATCGGACAGGGAAACGAGTTCCAACTTACGAGTCGTAAGCGAGGAGTTACCCTGCTCGTACATTGTCACCGTAACGCTGGTCAACTGCGAGAGTGCTACGGCATCAGGAGTTACTGTCTCAGAGAGAACAGCGATAGATGGTGCCATATCTGCGTAGATGAAGAATACTACGGATTGTCCAGGCATTGCCTGTTGTACTGGTTTCTTGTCTGCGAGGTCGCGTACAAGAGGACGAGCACGTAGAGCCATTTCAATAAAACGGTCATACGCCGTCTGGACCAAACTTGTTGGTCCATTCGTAGTACTGTTGTAATAAACAGTCATGTGTCACCCCCTTCTAAAGGGTGTTGTAGGAATGGGTTTATCGGCGGATACGGCCTACGCCTTGAGTTTCTTCGCCACCGCGCATTGACTCTAATTCTTCCCTTGGTGTATTGGGATTAAGGAGTTTTGCCAGAAGGGTTGCATCCTTGGTTACGGGAATGGCATTCTGGGTTGCGTTGGTGATGCGTTTGAAATTATCAACGTTCTCTTGGTTTATTTCCGTTTTCGCCTCAGATTGAACTACGGTCAAGTTGAACACTTCCGCGTTCTCGGTCAACCATGCGTCAATCTGTTCGGATGTGGTAACATCGGCGGGAATAAACTTCGCCACCTTGTTGGGCACACCCTTTGATTCCAATACGTCCTTGACGCTTCTGGCTCTTGATTCTGCTCGAAGGGTTGCAAGTTCCTTGTCGAGATTCTCCCGTTCGGTCTTTTCCTTCTTCAATGCTTTGCGAAGTTCGGCTGGGCCGTTATCGTTCTCATCTTGGAAGTCAACCTCAACTTCGTTGCCTTCGGCGTCATATAGTATTTTCTTTGCCATTACAGCACTCCCTTATCATTGAATGAGCGCAGACCAAACATATAAGCAGGGGAGCGAATATGTTGCTTCTACTACCAGTCTTGAATTACATAGCACCAACGCTGGTCGGTTGGGCAGGTCTAGTGTGGTGGGTTTAGAAGGTTCCACCTTGGTCGCCCTGTAGCGACCCCTTGGCTACTCCAGCAGAGCCAGAGAATTGATTAGTCTCTTGCTGTTGGAGTTTATTTAATTGCAGTTGGGCTTGTGCGGCATTTGGGCCACCGAAGGTTGCAGCCTGTAATAATGATTGCTGGCTGCCAGGGGTACCGAATTGACCGCCGTAAATCTGGGCTAACTTCTGGTCCTCTGGCAGTTGTGTTCCAATACTCTGGAATCCCTGCTCTGCTTGGGACTGAGTGACTCCGAGTGCGCCGTACTGCTCAGCCACGTTAGATGCCACATTAAGCCCTTGGCGGTCTGCTGCCGTGCCGAAGGATGCTGCTGCCTGTTGCCTCTGCAAGAGAGGCAGAGTCGCCTGTGGGTCAAGTGCGTGGGCAATCATGTCCCCAGAGGAAAGACCATAGTAGTTCTTCAACGTCTGAGCATAGAATGGGTCGTTGTTGGCAATGGACTTGGCCGCTGTTGCCACGCGGTCTGTGAGTTCGGTTGGAGACATATCATTGCCGATAAACTGTGCGAACTTGGCCTGGGTGTTGTATCCAGTAGGAAACCCAGCCGCTTTTAATACTTGGTCATAGGAGTTCTCTGTGGCAAGATACTCAGCAGGGGTCAGGACGGACAATCCCGCTGCCACTCTCGCTGTATTGCCCGAGAAGCGTGCCTTGTAGGCATCTGACTGTTGGAGTGCAAGACTCACCGTGTCGTTACCCGCACCAGAGTAGATCAAAGATTTCAATGTGGCAAGGAGATTAGTTCCCGTACTCTCACCAGGCTTGATTAAGCCGAAGGTCTGAAATTGCTGTTGGAGTAAATCAAACGCGCTCTTGCGCTGTATCCCATAGGTGTCAGAGGCAAGAAGCACTTTAGAGTTATCGCTCATTAACGAGTATTGGTCACCCGTCACTGGGTCTGTCCAGGTGTTGCCAGTTGCGGTAGGCTTGTTATCGGTTGGTGTAACCGTGGGGTCCACTACTACAGGCTTGTCGGTAACAACGGGTTTGTCTGTGACTACAGGCTTGTCGGTAACAACGGGTTTGTCTGTGACTACAGGCTTGTCTGTGACTACAGGCTTGTCTATGACTGGTGTTGTGTCACCAGTAATGGTACCTGGGGTGAACTTCGCCGCAGCGTTCCTGGGAAACTCGTCGTTAACTGGTTTAGGTGCTGGCTTAGGGGCAACATAGCCCTTGGCGGCTGACTTGGTTGCCGTCGCTCGCTGCTTGGCGGATAAACTCTCAATAGTCATTAGTTAGCCAATCCGAAGTCTTTGAGGATACTGTGACCGTAAGATTCAACCGTATTTTGAGCATTAAGCGTAGTCATCCAGCGTGGGTCTTTACGTATGGATGTTTCAAAGTCTGTAAGTGACATCGGTACCTGCCCTTGTCCTGCACCCATAGCGTTCTTAATCTTCTGAGAGTCTCCTGTGGATTGGCTTAGATCAACCCCATTAGGGGAAGTCTCTAGCAAACTTGAAAGGGAGTTGATATAGGGAGAGGCTATGCCTTGAACTGATTGTCCAGCATCTAACGCTCCAGAGTAAGTAGGGAACATCGCCTTGGCAGATTCCAATGCTTTAGATTGCTCTGATTGAGAGTTGGTGGTGCCAGCGGCAATACTGTGTGCTAGATTAGCAAAATAAATATCACCTGTTGGGTCATTTGGGTCGCTCTTGCCTGTTACGCTTGCCGCGTTCTGGCCCATTGAGGCATAGTATTGTTTAAGATTCTGCGCATCTACAAACTCTTGACCACCAATAGCCTGATACCCACCAGTAGGATTGATCTTCTGCTTGGTAGCAAGGTAGCGGGTGATGTCTGCTTGGTGCTGTGCGCCAGTATCCCAATACTGATGAACCAGGTCATCAATGAGGGTTGGTTTTTTCGGGTCATACGGATGCACGGCAGAAACGCCAGATTTAAGGTCTGTTGTTGGCAATGCTCCACCGAGAACACTTGGGTCTAGTTGGATGCCAGCATCCTTGGCCCATTGTGTGACGTACTTAAACATATTATTGTAGGCGTTGAGGTACGCACCATGATCGCCAAACCTTGCTTGCTCGGCAGATTTGTACGAGGGGGCATGATTTTGATAGTAGGGAGAAGTTTCATATGAGGATTGAAACTTCTGTACACTCCATGCTCCACCTTTGGCATTGAGAGCCTCATTGAATCTTTGAGTCAAATCTGGATTAGAGGCAATAAGCGCCGCCTCTTGAGGGTAGGTGTCTTTGAAGTTTTGGAAGGCTTGCGCCTGTGTCATGGCCTTTACTGGAGGTGGATTCTTTGCCCCACCACCAGAGCCGCCGCCCGTGGAGGGAGCCACTGGAGGAACTACTTTCTTCTGCGCCGCCTTCTGCGCTGCTGCGTCTTTGGCGGCATTACCACCCAACCCTGGACCTTGTACTGGACCAGTTACTTTAGGTTTAACGCCCAAAGCCTCATTGAGAACATCTTGTTTGGCGGTAGCAGCATCCGTGGCAGTTTGCTTAACCTTATCCGATGCCGCGTTCTTTGCAGCATCGGCTGCATCCTTTTGCTGTTTTACTAAAGTTTGATAACCCTTTTCCATTGTGTCATTAGTGACGACACCAGACTTGGTATATCCGTCAATAGTCGCTTTCGCTTGCTTGATTTTAGCAATAGCATTTATGAAGTTGGGATCGTTAGCAGATTTCGCCTTATTAGCGGCAAGAGTTTCCTGCTCAATTATAGCCTGTTGAACCTGAAAAATATCCATCCCGCTTGCCGTGGACTCGGGTGCAAGTTTTTTAAGTGCCGCATCTATTTCTTTGCTTCTTTTGTTAAATGCGTCAGTAAATCCACCGCCAGCGTTGACCATTCCTGGTTTTGATGCAAGCGCGTCTTTCTCTGTACGAAGTTTATTGTAGGCATCCTGATTACTAGCCATTAAGGGAACCCCTAAACTTCTCGTTGGATTGTCTCATCGCGTCAAAGTACCCCGTTGCTGCTTTGTAGTCTCTGGCCTCGCCCGTACCGTTGATAAGGTTGGCGATGAAGGATTGTGCGTCTATGCCCGTGCTTATTTGTTCACCCGTTACTGTGTTTCTACGGTTAGGTGTTGCCCCCGTGTTCTTATATGTAGTGGTACCAGAGTAACTTCCCGTGTTGGCTCGCTCTGCGGCAAGGAGTTCTGAACCGTACCTTTGTATTTCCTCATTAGTGGCATAACGTCCAACCAACTGTTGCATGGTCGCATTGACGAGTGAGGTTATATCTGGCTGTGAAGTCTGAGTTAAATTAGTAGTGTTGGTAGTGGTGGGGTTGAACATCGGGGACTGATTTTGTGAATTAGCCCCCGTAAGGGTGGCAAGATAGGTGGCAAAGTTGCTCGTCGTTATTGGTGTGGCAGTTCCGCCCGTAGGTGTTGGAGTTCCAGTACTTGTCGCCATTAGAGTTGTTCAACCGCCTTCCTGAATACACCATTTACTACATTGGAGAAACTTTGATTGTTAGCGATAATCGAGTCAAGATAACCATTCCAAGCATCGAGTATGTTGTAATAGGTTGAGTTCGGCTTGCCGTTCAACTTCTGGGACTCTAATGCTGGTTTGAGTGACTTATAGTCATTTAGCAAGGTATTGGTTATCGTTCCCTGTGCATCCGTTGGCATCTTGCCAGCATCTTGTATCTTGGTAAGGTCGGCAACTGCCTGATAAGCATTTACCACTCTTGACTTGCTGGTGTAGTCGTCATACCAGATTGGATTCTGCATCCCATAATTGGCCGTAAAGCCTTTCCATGCCTGAGATATTTGAGAGAGAGCGTAGACGTTGTTCGTCTTTTTGGCCGCTGTAATCGCGGCACGATAGTCATTATAGTCAGCAGATATGTCAGACCAACCCTTAGAAACGTACATGGCGTTCATAAACGCCTGTGGGGTGCGACGTTCACGATACCCCAGCGCCATGAGTTGATTCTCAATTTTACCTATATTGCCACCTGTAGTACTCTGTGGGGTAAGGTATGCTGCGCCATTACCATACTTGTCCATGATGTCGGCATTGTCGCCAATCCACTTTAGGGTAATGTCAGATAATGGCATATTCGCGCCGTTGAGTCCCTGCTCTGACCGTGCTATTGTGTAGGACATCGCATTGGTACCGTGCTCTGTCGTAAACTTAGCAAGTGCATCTGCAAGTTTGAGTCCCAGACCGCCCTGTGCGACTGGTTTAAGCATATTGATATACTCAGAACGGAAGGAGAGCATATCCTTGGTGTAATGGTCGTTGCTCACAGTTGGTGCCAAAGGAAGGAAGAACGCCAACAATCCCTTGATATACAGGTTAGACCTAGCGTTGTTCTCTATCTTATCCATTATTGCTTGTTGCTTAAAGGCGGGAAGTGAAGCATAGTTTGGCGGTAAGTCGCCAGAATAGTAGGCAGATGCCATAGATGAGAACAAAGAATTATAGACTTGCGACTCGCGTTGGTCAAATGACATACCCTGCCAGATGTCCCTGATTGCTGAGTTGGGTAGGAGTGCGGAGGCTAGGGTGGCGGAAGGATAACCGCCAGTTGCCACATTAGCAAGCCCTGTAAAGAGTGGGAAGTGGTTTGCTAGTTGATTGATAGCAACATTGGCAAGTACGCCCGTTCCTGGCATCTTCACTTCTGGGAGCACCGTCAGCAATGAGGCGGTATTGCCTGTGACTGACTCTGGCATACCAGAGAACGACTGCATACCCATAGCCTGAAATGCCCGAAGTGCAGCATCACCAAACTCACCCGCAAGTGGATAGACGATGTACTTCTTGCCACTTGAATCCGTGTGGACGAACCCTGGATTATTCATTCCCTGGTTAATCATCTGGAAATCTCTAAATGCCTGTGGGTTGGAGATTACTAATCTGCCAACGCGCTTCATTGCCTGTTCCTGTGCGAAGTAGAACGGCATTAAGTTACGATGAAGAACTGCAAACTGTGAACGTAATGCAGGATTGTGGATAGTGGGAAGCATCTCAGTAGTCCCACGCAATGCCGCAAGGCGTACCGCTTGGTCCTCACCAATGAGTCCCATTGCTTTCATCGTATCAGCATCCCTCATGTTTTTAGAGAAGAAATGCCCGAAAAGTTGAGAACGGGAAATGAAATCCATAGGAGGGTTAACGAATGTGTGATAACCAACTTCTTCGACCCTGTGAAGAGAATTATCCATACCTGGAGTGGGTCTGCGACCTAGAACCATCGTGGGCCATTGGGTGTTGGGAATATCCTTCATTGATTCTGCGAAAGTCTTTTGACCATTGGCTACATTGGCTAATAACTGAGTATGAGTGGTCATATCCGAACCTTGTACCAGACCACGCATCTGTGCTACCTGCTCGCGTGCGTAGGATGCAGGAGTCGCACGGGATAGGCCATCCATATTCCCGCGATATTCGGGATATGTATTAACATCCGACAGCCGAGCCTCATGCTTGGCTTGCACTTGGTTCCAGATTGCGCTCTTATCCATCAAAGGATTCTTCTTGGCGATGGTGAGGTAGTCTGCTGCTATATCTTTACTGAATGGAGAGTTGGCGAGTTTGGACAAGTTCTGCGCCCAGTACATTTGGAAGTGTGGGTCCATCTGGGTAAGCCCAGCAAGTTCCTCGCCTGGTTTCTTGCTGTGTCCGAAAGCCTGTGTAAGGTGGTCAATGTTATCAAGTGCGGCAGAGTCAGCAGATGCGCCGTGGTCTGAGGCGATACCAGCAGGAAGTCCCTCGCTACCAACGCTCATGTGATAGCGGGTCATGTCCTCTATCTTCTGTTGGACAGAATAAGGATTAACCTTGGAACTAGCAAACTTGTCTGCTACCCAACCGACAGGGTGTACCCGTGCTTTCAGGTCGATCACATCTTGGATGGCAGAGTTGTAACTTGCCTTGCTGCCACTAGCCTTGAGTGCGCCTTGGACGAGTCCCTTGTATCCCTTTTCGCGATCTGCTAAATCCTTGGTTATCGCGTTGGAGGAAACCATTGCACCTGGTTTGTCGGCAACAGCCAAATCCTCTGGGGTGAGAGCCTGTGCGACAGCAGTTGTAACCTTCTCCTGCTCTGCCGCTGAGTACTTCTGATATCTATACTTAGATGCGGTAGTGGCAACCACGTTGGAAAGGTAGTCGCCTAATCCTTCACGGATTATCTGGTGGAGTGCTTCTGCGCCACCAACACGGAAGGCAAACCCAGTAGAGAGCAATGTAAGTGGAGCGAATATCCTGTTAGTATAGTGGGTCAGGAAGTCATCGCCCTTGTTATAGAGAACGCCATAGGCTTTGGTTGCTCGCATCGCCTGATGCAGGGATTTTAAGTCCATCATGGAACCCAGATAACGCTGGCTTGGGTCGAGGGCGGCATTAACAGCACTACCGTTGGCATCTTCCATGTTGCCTAATGCCTTACCATCTAGGAAACCATAAACACCATTGGTCACTTCGTCACCGAAAGTTGCACGGTGAACTTGTGATAAAATCTTATTGAGTAGAACAGACTCGGCGGGAAGTCCCGCCGCCTTTAGAACTTCTACCTGTGCGGCGCGTAGGAGCGCACGACGCTCGTTGTCGCTACCTGCGGTCATAACCTTTGCCGCATATTCTCTTGCGACATTGGCTGGCATTGCGTAGTACATTAGGTCATAGACCGTCTTGCCCGCTTGCGGGTCGGAGAAGTCAATCTTCTCACTTGACTGCTTGAGTAAATCCTGATTTATAGAAAGAGCACGTTGACCGCTAAAGGTTCTCACCTTTGCGGCAAGGGCATTCATAAAGTTTGCTGGTATCTGGCTTGGTCGAGAGGCCCATACTGGGGCATTTATCCTCTGTATTACCTCGCCATTGGCATCCAAGGTGGCCTTCATAGTGGGGATACCAAAATCATTTACGGTTTGCTGCATCTGTGGCGTGCCGTCAGGGTTTAAGACAGGAGCACCCTGAGCATCCTTAACTGGTTCCATCTGTGGTTCCATGACAGTTGACTTCTTGGGAAGCAGAAAGTTCTTCTCATCGTTGATGGTGCTCGCCTGTGCGCTCATGCGGATACGCTCTGCGCCCCATGAATTACTAAACATCTTTCCCAAGGTCATAACTGGGAGTGTCAATGCACCAGTAGGTGTAATCGCTTGTGCGAACTCTCTTGAATACATGGACTGACCGAAAACATCTAAGACCTGTTTTTCGGTTGTCGCCTTGGCAAGAGCATTGGCAAGAGGGGTAGTAAGCGCCGCTTGGGGAAAACGATATTGGATAGAAACTGGATTAGTTTCTTCCGCTATGTTCTTGACCGCGCCCCTGAATTGCCAGTTAAGCGGATTGGAATAAGCGGCTAGTAACTGATCTGAGGACTGCACCTGTGGTGCCATGCTTTTAAGAAGGTTGTCAATCATAGGTGCGCGAGAGGCAATAGGAAGGGTTGCCTTGATGATTGGTAGTCCAGACTCGTCACGCATTACTGAGCCATCTGGGTTCTTCGCCTCTGCGATGTAGTTTCCCTTTTTGACTTCGCTATACATCTTGCCGAACTTGCCAAGCGGGTCTGCGGTGAAATCGAAGGTTGCATCTGCAATACCAGAGACTACCTGACCGAAACCGTGGTTGGTATCCGTGAGTGTTCCGAACCCTGGCACGTCAGATAGACCATGCGCTAGATCACGCCCAAAGGAAACCAAGTAGTTTGGGTCATTGGATTTTACTAAAGAGGAGTTGTAGTTGGGGATTACTCTACCCAATACGTTTCTATCAAATGCCCCACCGAGTCCCGCACCGATTACGGTGCCTTCTGGACCAAAGACGGAACCTATTAAACCACCAGCAACAACACCAAGAGTACCGAGAATACCTGCGGCTGCGCCGTGGTCTGCATAAAGTGAGTGGATAAACTTGTAGTCTTTCTGTACTTCCTGCAATGGCTTGTATGCCCATTGCGCTACAGTTCCAATTATGGGTGCGCGGGTAACAGCGCCAACTACCGCACCAGCAACATCTTTAGTGTCCTTGAGAATTGTGTCCCACCAGCCAGAGGAGTTGTACATTTGCTGATGTGTCTGCAAAGCATTGACAAGTGGTGCTACAGTTGCAGTTGCACCGATTGCCATTGCCTGATTTGGGTCATTTGTCTGGATTGCTGCACTTGCGATTGCTGGTTGCTGTTGTGCCACTTTAGGGAATTGGTTGACTACGGTATTCCCAAACTGCACACTATCTGCCTGTGGAGTCGTGTTACTCATAGACTACTTCCCTAATAGGTCGGCAAGTTGCTTGAGTGCAGGAGATGCGTCTGGGTGCGCGGCAAGACCCTGCACGATTTGCTTGGCAGAGGTGCCACCTTGCTGTGGTTGTGGTGGAAGCCCAAGTGCTTCTACCCCTGGTCCTGCCCCCGCTGCCGCGCCAGATGTTACTGGTTCATCTGGGCGTTGAGAAGGAGCAGTCAATGGAATAACTGGTGGTCCCTGTTGGGGCATTTGCTGCGTTTGACCACCAGGCATGGGGTTGAATCCTGCACCACCCAAGGTCTTAGCCATCGGTGCAGCGTTTTGCACAGACATCAGACCGCCATCCCCGTAGTCTCCACCAGCAAGATAGCGAGCAGCCTGCTTGGAAGCAGGACCGCCATCAGTTCTTTTGCTCAGTGCGCCTGGACCTGATGCCATTGCGGGAGTACTTGGTAGTCTATAACCGCCACTTGGCATTATACACCTCGTTCATGGAACAATAGATAAGAATTGGCAGAAGCAAGAAGTTCTATAGAATCCTTAAGATAACCGATTCCTCGGTTACAATTGTTACATAGTAACCCGCGTACGGTACCAGTACTGTGGTTATGATCTACTGACAGATTGGCCTTACTAGTTAACCCGCATATAGCACAACGGCCATTTTGTTTATTAAACATTTCATCATACTGGCTTAATGTTATCCCATATTTACTAAACAATTCATACTTCCTTGCTATTTTAGGGTCTTTATCTTTTCTTCGTACCGCCCTAATCGCATTTTGTCTTTCACGATTTATTGGTATATTTTTATATATCTTCGATCTTCTTTTTGCACAAGATTTACAAGCGTAGGACTTGTTATATTTCCCACTTTTATCAGTATAGTAATCATCAAGAGGTTTTATTGTCTTACATCCCGAACACATCTTGGTTAAAGGAAGGGTGGAATCGGGATTATCTATAACATTCACGATCCCACCTTCCTTTCGTTAAGAGTTACGGGGATAAGCGATATGAAACTTACTTAGCCCTTTTTGACAGAATTAGTCGTCTTGCCAGAACCACCATGACCTTCGGCATGATACCCGTATATGATGGTTGATTTTCCTGGGGCACCTGATGCTGGTTGCTTCTTCTGAACATCGGCAGGTTTTACGTGTGCAGCAGCATGGTTGCCTTGGTTCTTTGGCTTTGGTACATTAGTCGTTGTTGCCATTATTGTCTCCTATATAGGTAGTTGGATACTTTAAGTCTCGTCAGACTTAAACTCTAATTTGTCGTTTGACACTTGATGATAGTTGAGGTTGACCCGAACCGCTCATTCCAGCGAGCAGCGATTCCATTGTCGGTGGTTGGGCGTTGACATTAGGAGGTGTGGCCCCTGGTGGAGCAGGTTGTGCGCCTGGACCACCCATCATCGGTGCCTGTCCAGCGGGTTGCTCAACACCAGGGGGACTTTCTGGCTGGGGCGTTGGGGCAAACGCACTCTCAACCAATTCTTCTAGTTGCTTTCCTTCTTGCCGTCCCTTAATAACAACTCCCATACCCGTAAGAATCTTAGTCGGGTCTTGTCCCTGCAAGACCATCTGAGGTAAAGCCCCAGCAATCCCGCTGAGCATACCCAGAATGGCATCCCGTAGTTTTTCAACTTCAACTTGTTGCTCCTCCATCGTCACATTGATATCCCACGGCATCTGCGAGCGCAGGAAGTTGCGGGAGATAAGTCCGTCACCTCTGGCTTGAAGTCCAAAGGCTAATGCGCGGTTAGGGTCAAGACCCGCCATGAGACCATAGGTAACATCGCAGTAGTAGTCCCCGTTGATGTCCTTCTTGGGGGTGTAGGTAATCTCATAGGGTGCGCCAGCATTGATGCCGCGCACTTCCTTCTTGACATTGGGCCAGAGTTTCTCGTCCATCTTGAAACACAGGAACATAACTTGGCGAAGTGTCTCTGCAAAAATTGCTTGGGCCGTCTTTACTTGGGTGTCGAATCCGCCCATGAGGGCCTGAACACCCTTACCCGTAACGATGGAACCTGATTGCTGTCCAAGTCTGCCCTGCGGGTATCGGGAACCGACCAGTAGTTCATGGTCTAGTTGCTGTGTCTCTTGGAAGATTCCTGCTGGAACCTCAAGTGGGACGCGGCGAATCTTCTCTGGCATGGAGGAACGGATAACCGAGTCTGGGCCAAGTTCTATCGAGGTAACATCAGAGGGTAGGACCATCGGAGCCATGATTGACTTCTCGGCTGCCATTAACTGCAGACTTGCTATACGTCCACGGGCGACCTGCACCCACATGATGTCATCGAACTGACCGCGTTGGGTTTCGTTGTCCACCCCAGGGCGCATGGCGATACGGACTGGAATCTCGTCAATCTCATTCAGGGAGTGGACGAGGACTAAGTTATTGCGTGAGGGAAGGTAAAGGTAGGTCTGGTCTTTGTCTTGGTATCGGTACATATCAATATGTCGGTCAGAGGCACGTTTCTCGTACTTGTTGCGGATGGCCCACTCGAACTCGGGGAACTCATTGATAAGATCGCGGACGGTCTTGTAGTAATGCTTAGTGTAGGAGATGAGTCTCTTGAACCTGTCGAACTCCACATAGGTTCCCAGCGGGGACTCAATGCGAATCATCGGGCGGTTGTTCTCGTAGTCTGGTTCCACGATGAAGGGGAGCATCCCGAAGGTCACATACAGGTCTGAACCAGAGTACATCTCGGTCTGGAGGTTGGAAGAGTCGCGGTAGCCAGCGGCAATCATTGAACGCTTGTCTGCGCGTTCCCTTGCCTTGGGGTTGGGTGTGTCAGTTGTCATGCAGGAGAAAGTTGGAAGTGGTGCGATTACCTCTGATATATCACGGGCGGCAACGTCAATGAAGTTGGATACCATAGGCTTGGGGAAGTCGGCGGAGAACATACCAGGGTATACTTCCTCGATATTACCCTGACGCACCTTGAGCAGGTCTGCCCAGCGGCTATCGCGTTGGGTAGAAGCGTCTTTAATGCGTCGCACTTTCTCACTCACCACTTCAATAGAAAGTGCCATTACCACATCCCCCCACTAGCCCTAAGTTCTTCTTGGTACTCTTGCCACTCGTCAAGGTTGACTACCCTGCGTTTTGCATCATCGTTCCTTGACCTATAAGGGTTGGGAACCGAAGTCCTCTGGTATATTCCAGTCTGGGTGATGAACTGCCTCATCTGCGTTTCGGCAAACCATAAAGCCATCGGGCCGTCAGACTTGTTCTTCGTCCCTGGTGACCAGGTGACAAGTTGCTCGATCAATGCTTTAATAGCCTCGGTATCGGCAGCGGGAAGGAATATGAGGTTGTCGCCTCTATGCTTTCCCATCGCATCCACAGAACCAAATAGGGGAGAGACGGATGCCACACCGAACTCGGTCTCCATCTTGTTGTTGCCCGTGTAATGTTGAACTAAGCGAATACCACGGGAGGCAAGGAACTTGTTAATTCCCTCGTCCATCGTGAGGAACAACTGAAAAGCGTTTTTTTCAATAACCCACACATTCGGGTTGTACTTGATTGTCCAACTGGAAATAATATCCCTGATCTTCTCAGGGGTTGGGGAGGTCATCTTGGAAGCCTCCAGCACGTAACGCTTTCCCGTTGAGGCATCCCCTGCATAGGCGATAGTGAACGTGTCCCCCGTCATAGCGGGGTCCATAGAGCAGATGACATACGGTGGGGCTATAGTGTCTGGGTGTCCAGGTGCGCCTTTGACTAAGGGGCCAGAACGACGCATACCAGTCACAGTTCCCTGTACGCACTCCTTATTGAAGATCGCCTCAGAGGATACGTCCTGTTGCTGGTAAACCATTGCCCAGGTTCGGGGTTCTAAGATTGCACGACGCTTGCGAAGGTGGGGTCCGTCCCATCGGGGATAGAGTCCGTTCTCATCTGGCTCGGTCTTGTCTTTAAGCCACGGGCGGTCTGACTTGGGCCAGAGAGTTACCCACTTGGTAGGGTCCTCATCTGATTCCAATACCGCTGGCATAGCCAGGTAAGTCCACGGGGACACACCTTCTGGGTATCTGGTGTCTGAGCGTAATTCCTTGTAGAGGTCAATAGGGTCAACGCGGGTACCCACGACAAGCAACTTGGAGAATGGCCCCAATCGGGTTACGCAGTCCTGTTGAATCCAACGAATCTGCTTCTCGTACTCTCCAGCATTGGATAGGGTTACACAGTCGTCCAGTACGATCAAGTCTGCTCTGGCACCGTAAATATGCCCTTGGATACCAAGGGCTTGTATAGTGGGATCTTTCTCGCTAGAATCCCGCTGGAGGTAAATCTCAGTTGAGGTCCACTTGTCAGCGGTGGCCTTGTAGCCTTCTACTGGTGCGAACCTCTTTTGCAGGTCTGCCCACATGGGGGAGGAAAGTCTTTGCTTGATAGCATAAAGGAACTCTGCCGCCATCGTCTGCGTCTTGGATACGATCTTGACACGGATGGTGGGGTCCAGGCATACACGATAGGTAACGTAGTCAATACTCACGGTCATAGACTTGGCGTTGTGGGTTAGTATTAGACCGTTACCTACCGCGAATAAGTCGTCAGGGGCGCACATCGTAATACACTTTACGTGGTTCATACCCGCTGGGGTGATAGAGTCGATAACTCTAAACTGTGTCTTAGAACGCGGACCGATAGGTTTCTGTCGTAATGCTTTACGTTCTAATCTGAAAACCTTACACTCGGTTGGTCTAAATCCAACCTCATAAGAAAATCCATAGTCGCCAGGGGCGACAAGTCCCGTGCCCCTTGAGGCTTTGTACTTCTTGTAGTGGGGCTTCATGCCGAGTGAGGCAATGAGTCTATATACATCTGTGGCAAGTTCTGGGCGGTTATTCTGCACCCACCTAGCCCTACCGTCTTTAACGGTGATGGTTCCGTCAGAGTCCATCAACCCCTGTAGGAGTGCTAGTCGTTGATCGCGAGAACCCAAGAAGTATTTATCTGGTATCCTCTTGTCCCCCAAAGGAAGGAACTTGCGTATTCCGTGGACATAGACAACATTGGAACCATCGCGGGAGTCGCGTGTCTTGTTATAGGTATAACCCATAGAATCTATTTGGTCGAGCAATGGTTGGGTATCTTCATCACCAACTGCAAGACGTGGGGCGTTCTTATCGCCATCACCTAGCCAGTACCCCATGAGGTATGGGTCAATGGGCAACTCCGCTTCCTCCATAAAAACAGAGGGGGTAACCTGGACGCGCCACTTCTGGTTCTTGTTTATCTTGGGCTTCTCGATTAGTTCGGCAGTAGTCATCATATGCTGACCACCACGGTAATCGTGAACCACCCACTTATGGGCGGCATCGGTTACGATCTTATCACCTGAATCAAACTTAACGGTGAACGTCTCTACTGCAGTATCGGGTTCCCAGGTTTCATAGACGGGCCAGAACATTCCATCCCTGCCTACAAGTCTGTCGCCTTCTACTACGTCTCCTACCGTAATCCAGCCACGGTTGGAAAAGACTGGTGTAGTAACTACCGCACAATGATCTGGCGGTACGTTAACTAAGACGTATTGCCTCTCCCCTGGCTCATAAACCATAGAGTCATGGAGCCAGCGGGGGTCTCTGTCCTCCAGCAGGTCAATCATGTTCAACTGATGGGGGAAGGTCTGGGAGTTCAGGTACTTGAGCCTGAAATCCTCAAAGGATATGTCTGCGTCCTCTTGGAGGACTTTGCCGTCCCTATTCTGGGTGGCACGGATAATCTCTATCTTGGTTCTAAAGTCTGAGTCGTTTGCCTTGTAGCCCTCGTAGGACTTAACCGACCTGCCTGATACCTTACAGGCATCGGCAATAGTAAACCCCTTCTCTAGTAAGTCAAGGATTGTGGCCTTGGCTTGAGTCGGGGTCAACTTCGCATCTGGGGAAGGTCTAAACTTAGGCGGTTTTTCTGCCAGAGGCCAACACCTCCATCGCTAACATTGCACGGTGAAGGGTTGCTTCCTTCTCGCGTCTGGCATATTCTGCCAACTTTGCTCTCTTGAGGTTTCGATTGAAGTTGTACTCGATGGAATACTCAGCCCTTGCCCTGGCGCAGTCTACACAGATTTCCTGGTTGCGTTTGGCGTGTCTGGAATAGCCAGCGATGGTTCCGCAGGGTGCTATTTGGTTCCGCATTTGGTTCTCCTAAAGTTGAAGTTATCCACAGGGTAGCCGATGATGGAGGCTACCTTTTGGTGGTATAAATGCTACCAGATTTGGTTGGGTTTGTCTATTTGGGAACCCTAAGGGTTCCACTTCCGCCACGGTGATTCTTGGGGTTGGTCTTAGGGATTTGGGAACCAAATCTTAGGGGTACTTGGGGTTTAGGATTACGCTTAGGTTAGGGTATTAGTTGCCGTCTATTTGGTTGGGTCTGTATGTCCCAAAGGGCATAGATATCCCAAAATAAGTAAATCTATTTACTAACCATACAACTCGTTTGAACTCGTTGTATGAGAAGAAGGTGTAGCAGAATAGCGGAACCTTCTTCGAGGTTCCTTAAATTATTTATTCCT